CAAACCCATTTTTTAAAAGTTTTTGTAACTCTGCTGTAGACCCAACAAATAAAGCATTATTGACTGTAGTTGGAGTAGATACTTCTTCTTTATCCAAATCTTTCATTTTCTTTTGAAGATCAATTAGTTTATCTGTAACATCCCCTACACTTTTTATAAGTTGTCCAACAACTTCATATGATCTTGGTTGTTGACCTTCTTGTGCTAATTCTAAAATACCGTTAATTGCCTCTTGACCCTTTTCGATTAAAGAATAAAGATTTCCTCTAGTATATTCATAATCTACAATAGAATCTTCTTTATCTTTTATTTTGTCAAGATATTTTTTATTAGTTTTTACTATTTCTTTAGCGGACTCTTCTATATCGATATCTACATCTAAAGATTCATTTATTTTATCGAAGTTTTCATTCATACATCAATACCTTTAGTTGGACTATAAATTTTACCATCACCAAAATCATATCTGTATTCACTAAATCCAAAATCATCTCCAAGATCTATTAGTTCATCATCGACATTATTAATAACATTTACGGGAGTGCCATTTATGTGAGAATCTGATGTAGTTCCATCCTTTCCTCTAGCAACAGATATATATTCTCCATCAATATCTTTTATCAACATTTCTTCAGAGTCAATTTCAATGTAAGTGTCAACGCTTAAAGATCCTATATTTGATACTTTAAATTTAGTTGTTGAATTATCAATGTCCTCCAAGAGAGTTGAAATATTGTCATTATTGTAATCTTGAATTGCTCTGGGTTCAGCAACATACCTGAGTTGTCTTGAAGAGTTTTTAGTATCAACATTTGAATGATAATCAACTTGAACTTTTTTGATCAATCCTTCGGATGAAGATGCTATTGGACCGAATAGGAAAGTTTTTGCCGTAAAATCTAAATCGTAAATTATCACTCTCTTTTCATCATATCCAGTTTCATAATTATCATTAAACGAAATATTATCCAATATCATTGGAATATCTCTTTTTTCTCCAATAGAATCAACTAAGTCAATGGTTAAATTGAATGATGGTTGAAAATAAGGAAGAATTTGTTCAATAATTTGTAACGCATCTTCATTGTATTGCGCCATCAATGAGAGTTTAAATCCAATATTATATGGAACTGGCATAAAAACTTTTTTTGCCAACTTTGTTCCATCAGTACTAACTGCTTTGAAAGTTTGCATTGTTGAAACTTTTCTAGAATTATCATATTGAATACTTGTCATTTCAAATGCAAGTCTTGGGAGAATGATTGCTACTCTTTTCCTCAAATCTGGTTTCTGTTCAATTCTTGCTAAAAACTTTTCTGCAGGACCATAAGCAATAGGAACCCTCATGGTACTATAATCTTCACCATTATTTTTCTTATGTTTTATATCAATGGTGTTGAAAAGAGTACCAAAAGATATGATTGTTTTCCTAATTATTTCGTGATAGTAATAAGTTCCAAACATTATTTTATTTTGTCCTAATAGTAATTATTTAGAATTCCCCAAAAGGATTCCTTTCACTGAAATCTATTATTTGATCTGCTTCTTCTTCTATTATTTCGTTTTGCGAATATGGATCAAATGTATTTTTAACTGCTATTTTTTGTATCACATAATTTGCATTAGATCCACCAAATGTAGTTCCCATTCCAACTATTGTTTCTCCAATAGCAAAACTTCCATCTACAACAGATACTTTAAGAACCCTGTCATCAGAATCCCAACTTTCAACAAATGCAGTTGTTCCTGTAGAAACTCCTTTGACAACTTCTTTAATAATATAATTTCCAGTAGAAAGTCCTGCAGATCCAGGTACAGGCATGGATATTGTTGGTTGTGATGTATATCCAGCGCCAGCATTTGAGTAATATAGCGCAGTTACAACACCAGCGTTGCTTATTAGTGCTACTATTTGTGCTGTTGATCCACCTGCTGGAGAAGAACTTATTCCTACAGTTGGACTTAATGCATATCCAGATCCACCAGAAGTTATTGTTGGGGACATTAATGTTCCAGTAGAAATTACCGCAGTAGCAATTCCACCAGTTCCTGTAGAGCTTCTTATAGTTACTGTTGGTGGTTGTGTATAACCAAGTCCTGGATTTACAATTAAAATTTTATCTATCGAACTACCTATTTGTCCAGAACGACTTGTCATAATTGCAACTGCTGTTGCATTATGTGCAGGATTTCCTGATGGTGATGTAGAAATAGAAACTGTTGGTGGGGTCAAATAACTAGTACCATCATTAATCAAATCAATTTTGGATACAGAATACCCTGGTTCTAATTCTGCTGGGAATTGCAATTCATTTTGTGCATAATAACCTTTAAAAGTATTTGCTGTTGCAGATGCGGCAAACGAACTTGCCCCAATCATAGTCAATGTTGTATCTGTATATGTAAAACCAGAGACGGAAGCATCTACATCAGTTTCATTCGTATCGATATTTTCATCTAGTGCCAAATCTAGAACTTCACAACTTAACTGATAAACATATAGATTATTAAGTTGATAAAAAGGTTTTTTGCCCTCAACATATTTTATCTCAAAGATAGTGTTATCTAAAGGTAGATATATCAAATCTCCTTCTCTAGGTCTTGATAATAAATCGTTAGATAATTCTGAAGATATTAATGGAACAACAAAATCCTCATATCTTTCTTTGGATATTATAAAAGTAACAGAATCAGTAGTTTTTACACCAAATTTTGACAGTATATCCCCCTGTCCTTCAAATCCTTGATAATTTAGTAAATATGCTTCTATCCTAAATGAATCATTAAATTTTGATGCAACAATATCCCTAAACAAAGTGTCTTTTTTGATTACTTGCCTAGGAAGATAAACTACATCTTGACCATAAATTTTTAACTGTTCATTAATTAAATCTTGTACTAGTCTTTGTTCACTTGGTGAACCTTGAAGGAAATATGGGTTAAGTGGCATGGTTTCATCCTATCATATCCATTGGTGGCAATTCATATTCATTCTTGAGTTGATATTCTATTTCTTCTATTTCTGCTACGGCATCATCATATATTTGTCTTCCATTTAGAGATACTCCACCAGGAAGCATTACACCTTGGAATTTGATTAAATTTTGTCCCCATTGCTTTTTAATCAATGCTGTCAAATATCTCTTTAACCAAAAATCATTATAAATTGAATCGGCATCTGCAGGATCTACAATTCTATAGCAATCCAAAATAATATACTTGTCTGTTCCTAATGATTCCCAATCGATATCTAGATACAATCTGTGTCTTTTTTTGTTAAATCTTATCTGTACATCTGGGGTTATAAGTCTACTCAAATCTTCCAAGTATGTTTTTACCATTGCATAATTCAAAAGATCTAATGCACCATAATAATACAAATCATTCAAAAATAGTTGATATTTTATATTAAATAATCCACTTGAAATTGTATTGGCATCAATTTTAAAGACCTGATTTACTCCAATAACATGATCTGGTAATTGTAGGAAATTTGTGCTTTCTGTATAAGTAACTGAAGTTACACCAACATTTGAAGATGCTGTTGATGTTGTAATTCCAGATTTTAAAATTTGTTTATCTGCATCTGACAGTTTATGTTTTAAAAATACTCTTTCTATTCCATCAAAATGTCTTTCTTGGAAATATTGAATAGCATCATCGACAAGATCATCAATTTGATCATCATCAACATTAATTTCTAACACTGGATATCCTAGTCTTCTTAGACAATAATCTATTAAACCTTGTCTGCTGTTTGGTTTCGACATATCTAAAAGACCTACCTTTGATATTTATTGTATTTAATATGTACCACCATCTAGAATATTAGTCCATACTGGTTCATCATTTTCGTTTGTAGTGAGTACATAATTTGATGTGGATACATATCCAATTTCTGGTTCATTTGTACTGATAATTTTCCCATTAGAATCAATATAAGAAACTCCTCTTGTATGAATTCCAGATACTGGGAAATCTAAAAATACTTCACCAACATCAACCTTTCCTTGTATATAAGCATCTTTCCATGTCTTTGTCTCAGTTCCTAAATCATAAGTATTGGCAACATTTGGAATTAAATTTGATGCAAAATCTCCAATAATAACAACATCATCGGTGTCAGAATCTCCGATGTTTATAGTTCCTCCACGAATATCAATACCTCCAATTAGTCCAAAATACCCATTAACAAATAAATCTCCTCCAATTGAAACATTTTTAACTACTCCCAACCCACCAAGAATTTGAACAGATCCTGATTGTGGAGTTCCAAGACTATTATTAGTTTCATCTGAAAATGTAGAAATTCCACTAACAGTGAGTTGATCTATATCTGCAGTTCCACTTACATATAAATCTTTCCATTGTTTTTCTAATGTTCCTAAATCATATTGATCATCAGAAGTTGGAACTAAATCTGATGCAACTTCACCGCCAAACACAATATCGTCTGTGATGCTATCACCAATACTAATTGTACCACCACGGAAAGTTACTACTCCAACAAACTCGGAAGTGCCAGAAACTTTAAGATTTTGATTGACTAATAGATCAGTATTTAAAGTTGTAGTGGTCGATGATATAGTGGCACTATTTGATCCAGCATTATAAAAATATAAAATATCCTCGTTAGAACCAGCAGACAATTCTGGAACAATATAAGTGTCTTGATTTACATCCTTAACTCCGCCAAGCGATCCCCAAGAATTTCCAGGACCATATCCTTCAAATGATGATAATTCTGTATTATATCTAATCTGCCCAGTAACTGGAGAAGGATCTCTTTGTGAACTAGTCCCTACTGGTATTTGTATCGAATCTGTACTATTAACTATTACTTTATTATTAAGTGTTGTGATTCCAGAAACACTTAAATTATTTGCAAATAAAGATGTTGTACTAGTTGTTACTCCAACAAAAGTTGAAATGCCAGAAACATATAAATTTTCAGCACTAGAAGTATCATATTGAATATTACCAACATATAAATTTCTCCATCTTTTACTTGGAGTTCCTAAATCATATGTGTTGTTTGTTGTTGGAGTTAAATTTGATGCAAATTCACCGCTAATTACAATATCATCATTATTAGAATCTCCAAGATTGATTGTACCACCACGGAAAGTAACAACACCTACAAATTCTGAAGAACCAGTAACATAAAGACTTCCACCAATTGATACTCCAGATCCTACTCTTAAAGATTCTTTGACATCCAAAAGAGAATCTGTTAAAGTTGCATTATCTGTTGATTTCCAAATATTATATGTTTGATCATATACCAATAGAGATCCATTTGTCTCTACCGTAGTGATTATATCATTTAAATCTTTAAATGTATTATTGGCTGAAGTAGATAAAACTTTTATTGCATCTAAAGTTCCAACTTTAACCTTTAATGCATTTGATTCTCCAACTTTAACCTTTATATCTGCCATTTTAGTTATCCAGTAGTAACTCCAGCTGTAACTAATGCACTACCTTCTACAATTCTTGTTTTTTCTGCTCCATCATCTAGTAAAATATCATATGAGTATCTTCCTGGTCTCAATGAATTAGTTAAAGAAGATGCTAAAGATATTTGTATTTTTCCTAATTCTCTATTTACGAAAGAAATGGTAAATGAGGCCGCAGTAGTTTTTGATGATGGATGCTTTTTCATAATTGAAGAAGCAGTATATCCAGTCAAATTTAAAGGACTATTTTCTGCACTTTCTAAATTAAATGTTTGACTGAAATCTGCTCCAATATCAATTACAATGTTACTAACATATGCTGCCATTATTATAAAACTCTTATTACCTATTGATATTTATAAATCATTTACTAACAATGCTCTTGAGGAGATTTTTTATCTCCTCAAGATCTGATTTCATATCATTAACATCATTC